TATTCACAAAGGAATATCTAAACGACAATTTAGAAAAAAGTTTACAGTTGCAGATAATGTAGTTGTAAACGATGCTGAATTGAGAGACGGGTTACTTGTTATTGAATTGGAAAAAATTCTACCCGAAGGTAAAAAACCGAGAACTATTGAAATAAAATAGTTATTAAAAAATGAACAATGGGGGTTGACAATGACCCCCATTATAATATACGATGAATAAAAAAGGAAATATATTATGACAGATATGAATCTCAGTATGAGAAATAAAATTGCCGTACACTTTATGCGTGTTGAAGTACCAGAAACAATTGTCCATGAGATATGGGAAAACAGAGGAGTTTTGTTTATACCTGGCAATGAAGATATGGCTGTGAATTTAAATAAAATATTAAATGATTTAGCAAAAGCATATATTAAATTTAATCACAATCTAGAAATAGACCCAGTACATGATTTTAATATTTTTCATAATGGCAATTCTATAGTTGGTGACGGAGATGAAATTCCTAATAAAATTGTTAATCCATTATATCAAATGAGAATGTATTTTGACAATGAAGGCACAACAACTTTTAAATGGGGTGAAAGTAATGCTCATCCACTATATCCTTATACGGAAGAAGCTGTAGAAAGTGAACGGGGTATGATGTTAATATATCCTACCTATGTAGAAATTGTTGATACAAAAGATGTCAATAGTTATTTAGAAATAAACGGAAGGTTTGAGTAAAATTATGAAAGCATTTGACCAGATGCCAGATGGCACAGTAACGGAAGACAAAGAATTTAATAAAAAAGTTGCAGAACACGATTCAAAAATATTTTCAATTGAAGAAACACACGAAGATACCAATAAAGGTTTAAAGATTGAAATGAGAAATAAAATGGCTGCTCATTTTATGCGTGTGGAAATACCAGATAATATTATTGAAGAAATTAAAGAATTAAAAGAGGAAGACGATAAAGATTTTATTGCAAATTTAACTCACGTATTAGAGAAGTGTGTAAAGTCTTATCTTAAACACAATTTTAATTTAGAAAAAAAACTTAATATTATGTTTTCTTTTTCTGAAAGAGATATCTACACACTTAACCCTGGTGAATATCTACCTGATGAATCCAATATAATTGTTAAAGGATTTTTATTTTTAGGTACAGATGGTGACGGTGAAACAAAGTTTGAATGGGGTAAAGAGAAATCTCAAATTATAGAAGGTCAAAATGAACTTTCTTTTATAAGAAAAGTTGAAGAAACAGACCATGTATTACGACCTGCTACATCTGAGACTATAAAACATGAAAAGGGTGTACTAATGTTATATCCGAGTTATGTAAGGAGCAGTACACGTTCTAATACAGGTATGAGACAACACATGTCTGTAAAGGTTAGTTTTAATGACTAATACTTACACATTTAACGAAGACAAGTATCTGACAGAATTGCAAGATTATATTACAGATACTTACAGTCAACACTATGCAAAAGGTAAACTTCAATCTACCGAGTTTATTATTGATAGTGGTCACGGTGAAGGGTTTGCACTTGGAAACATTATGAAATACGCTCAACGTTTTGGCAACAAAGATGGCAAGAACAGAAAAGACTTGCTTAAAATCTTGCATTATGGTATGATAGCACTTTACAATTTAGATATGGAGACCAATGAAAATGAAAATGAATAGTGAAACTTTAAGTGTATTGAAAAACTTTTCTGCAATTAATCAAAACTTGATGATTAAAGAAGGTAATACATTAACAACAATGTCAGCGATGAAAAACATCGTGGCCAAAGCAACAGTGAAAGAAACTTTCCCACAACAAGTTGCCATTTATGATTTAAATGAATTCTTGTCATCGACAAGTTTATTTAAAGACCCTGTGATTGATTTTAGCGAACAGTATCTTACAATCAAAGAAGAAGGTAGTAACGGTACTAAACTAAAGTATTTTTATTCCGACCCTTCCGTAATTACAACCCCTAGTAAAATGATTACAATGCCATCAGTTGATGTTACATTTGAACTTACAAGTGAAGATTTAAATCAATTAAAAAAGGCTGCATCTGCTGTTATGGCACCTGACCTTGTATTTGAAAAAACCAAAGAAGGTAGTTTTCTTACTGTAAAAGATAAAAAGAATGATACTGCAAATAGTTTTTCTTTAGAAGTTAAATGTACTTCGGAAGCAGAGACTTTTCAGTTTTATTTTAAAGTAGAGAACTTACAACTATTACCAGGGTCATATGATGTATCTGTTTCATCTAAAAACATAAGTCACTTTAAATCTAAAAGTAACAATGTAGAATATTGGATAGCACTTGAACCTGAATCAACGTATGGGGTTTAATCTATGGAAACATTTTTATGGGTCGAGAAGTATCGACCATCAACGGTAGAAGAATGTATATTACCTAGTAAACTTAAAACTACTTTTCAAGAGTTTGTTAATGACAAACATATACCCAATTTAATTTTATCTGGTTCTGCTGGAACTGGTAAGACAACAATTGCAAAAGCAATGGTTGAACAAATTGGTAGTACTTGGATGATGATAAATGGTTCAGAGGAATCTGGTATAGATGTTCTTAGAACTAAGATTAAAAACTTTGCATCAACTGTATCACTAGAAGGTGGCCGTAAGTATATCATCTTAGATGAGGCAGATTATTTAAATCCACAATCTACTCAACCTGCCCTTCGTGGGTTTATGGAAGAGTTTCATAAGAACTGTGGGTTTATTCTTACTTGTAATTACAAGAATAGATTAATTGACCCTTTACAATCAAGATGTTCTAATGTGGACTTTACAATTCGTAATGGTGAGAGAGTACAACTTGCTGAAAAATTCTTTAAAAGAGTTCTTAATATTTTAAAACAAGAGAATATTAAATCAGAACCTAAGGCAGTTGCAGAACTAATCAATGCTCACTTTCCTGATTGGAGAAGAGTATTAAATGAATTACAGAGATATTCTACATCTGGTCAAATCGATGCAGGTATTCTTGTTAATATTAGTAATGAGAATGTCAAAGAACTTATGGGTTTCTTAAAGGCAAAAGAATTTACTCATGTTCGTAAATGGATTGTTAATAATCTTGATAACGATGCTACTAGAATTATTAGAACAATCTATGATTCTCTTTACACTTCTATTGACCATTCTACTATTCCTCATGCAACACTTATACTCGCTGATTATCAATACAAATCAGCATTTGCGGCTGACCAAGAAATTAACCTACTGGCTTGTATGACAGAACTAATGTCTCAAGTAAAATTTAAATGAAAGAAGATTTTGTTTCAGTAGAAAAGTTTGAAAGAACTATTGCAGATTTCTTTGGAGCTCCATATGCAGTGGCAACTGATTGTTGTACCAATGCTATAGAACTTTCACTTAGGATATCAAATCAATCTTTTGAAACAAAAACATTTTCTAATATATCACCTAGACTAAGGACAAATAGTATTGTTAGTGGTGAAATAAAAGTACCTGTGTACACATACCTTTCAGTTCCTTTCATGTTAAAGAAAAACAATTGGGAGTTTAAATTTACTGATGAAGAGTGGGTAGGATATTATCATTTAACCGAAAGAGTAGTTGATGCAGCCGTCTATTGGAAAAGAGATGGTTATGTACCTGGTACATTAATGTGTATTAGTTTTTTTAGAAAAAAACATTTGTCAACTGATAGGGGTGGAATTATTCTACTTGATAATAAAGATGATTATGAACACTTAATTAAATTAACATATGATGGTAGAGATAGAACGGATACACCATACTATAAACAAAAAATTAATATGGGATATCATTATTACATGACAAATGATAAAGCAGAATTAGGTTTAAAAAACTTTGAAATAGTAAAGGACAAAGAACCTGACCCTAGAAGAAAATGGGATTGGTATTCACCAATTACTGAAATAACAACTGTATTTGAAAATGAAGACATTATTCCTAGTACAAAGTAATGTGGGTAAAGGACATCATAGTCGTGTCAATGCCTTTAACAATTACATAGATGATTCTAGAGTTATCACTAAAAGTTTTACTGGTGTAGGTTTAGATATAGATTTTTTTAATTATGAAAAGAATGACTTACTACAAATGTATAAAGACTACAACCCTGATATAATTGTCACCGAAGGTTTTCCTTTTGGACGATATGGATGGCATCCACATTTTAATAAAACACTTGAACATGGTGGTATTATTGATATTTTAGACGATGCTAAGAGCCATAGCAAGGGTATCTATTCTTTAGACAGAGATATTCCTTGGGTTGAACCTGAACAATCTAGATTTCATGCAAGTGTTTTAAATGAGTATTACAATGGTGTATTATTTCACACAGATAACAATTTCATAAACCCCAAAACAATTATTCACAATCCAATTATAGATGTAGATTTTATTAGTACAAATTATGTAACACAATCTTTTAAACACGAAGAAGACCGAAATGGTATCATTGTTTCTGGTGGAGATTGGTATCCACATATAGAAAAGTATTACAACACAGCACTTGAATTGCAAAAAAAGATTGGTGGTCAATGGACTTATATTGTTGGTGACAAAACTTCAAACGAAATGATGACCAAACTTGCTGATTGTGGAACTGTTATTCATAAACCAACTATTAATGAGTATAGAGAATTATTGGCATATCATGAGGTATCAATAAGTGAAATAGGTGCTGGTACTTGGTTGGATGTTAATTTAACAAAAACACCTTGTGTTATGATACCTAAACAATTTAATAATGGGAGTGTTTGGGATAATTATGGCGAGATAATAAGTCATGAACAAAAGTATAGGGCAGACCACTATGAAATAGAAGGTGGCGGTAAAGCTTTATTGTATGATGATATTAATATAGATACATTAAATGATGCAATTGAATATAGTAAAAAATTAAAAGTAAAACAATATAATATGAATGGTAGAGAGTATGTTAGAAAATTTTTCAACTGAACAATTAGAAACTATTAATTCATTTGGTTCACACATGGATTCAGCAGTTAATGGTGAGTACCGATACCCACATACTATAGTTTTATTACCAGGTATTTCTTGCATGTACAAATGTACTTTTTGTGGTCGTAACTATGATGCAGCTTTTAAAAACGATGAAAAATATTATCATGTATTTAAAGATATCATTTATCAAAATAAAGGACGTGCAACAATTAATATCGGTGGTGGATTAGAACCACTAACAAGTCCTTACTTTGATTTAATTTGTAGAGATTTACTTGATGTTGGTATGAAGTCGAGATTGATTACAAATGGATTTATGATGACACCAAAGTATTTAAAAAAGAATCCTTATGTAGAAAAACTTGATACAATTAGAATATCTTTGTATGGTGTAGATGAAGAAGAGTATACAATAACAACTAGAAATCCAAAAGGATTTAATCAAGTTAAAGATAACTTGACAAGTATGAAAAGAAAAGTAAAATTAAATTGGGTATTATTACCTACTAACTATTATAAACTACCATTGATATTAGATTACATTGAGGATATTGGTGGTGTTGAAGAATTAAGTTTACGAGAAGATTGGTCAGCACAATATCCTATAGAGGATAGAAAAAGGTTTACTGATATTTTAAATAAGTTTTATGACCTTGCAAATAAACGAGGTGTAAAAGTTCATTATGGTTATTCAATGTATGACTTAATGAATGGTAAAGAAACTAAACTAGTTAGATGTGAATTAAAACATCTAGATAGTAAACAATCACCACAAACAAAGGTTTATATTGACCCTAAAGGTGATATATACTGTTATACAGGAGCTGCATTTTTAGATAGACCTGGTAGTGACAGACACATCTTAGGTAACTGTTATCAATCAACAATTGATGACGCCCTAAAAAACATGAAAGAAATTGAACCTCAAGAAGGTGATTTAAAGTATATGGATGCACTAAGTCATTTAATTGAAACTTACAAATGGAGTATTCGGAATGTATGAATTGAAAGAATATCTAAACTCTATTAATTATCAAAAAAATAATCTAATGGATACAGATGACGTAGCATGGGAAAAGAAATACCCTGCTTATATTGTCAACAAATGTCTTGCCCCCTTTGGCGATACTATTATGCTTGTCAATGAAATGAACATAAGACACCACTTAAACAACAAACTTCAATATAATTTTTTACTAAATAGTTTGCGAACACGAAAAAGATTTGCACCATGGATGAAATCGAGCAAATCTAAAAACTTGGAGTATGTAAAAGAGTATTATGGTTATAGTAATGAAAAGGCAAAATCTGCTCTTGACATGCTTAGTAATGAACAAATAGATTACATAAAACAAAAATTGAACAGGGGTGGAAAAAATGGAAAGCGTTAGTTTTAATAAAGACCAAATGCTTGAGGTAACATTAAAAGAGCCAGATGATTTTCTAAAAGTTAGAGAAACATTATCTAGAATCGGTGTTGCTTCAAGAAAAGAAAAAAAGTTATATCAATCGTGTCATATTCTTCATAAACAAGGTAAGTATTACATAGTTCACTTTAAAGAACTATTTGCTTTAGACGGCAAAGAAACAAACCTTACAGAGAATGACATATCAAGAAGAAATAGGATTGCTAGTCTATTAAAAGATTGGGGTCTAATAGATGTTGTTGGTGAAATCGGAGAGATGTCACCTTTAAGTCAAATCAAAATAATAAGTTTTAAAGAAAAGTCGGAGTGGAATTTGGAAACAAAATATAATATTGGGAAGACTAGGGATGAAAACAGTTTATGATGAGTGGACTAAACTAAAAAAGGTTTTAATAGGAAAATCTTTTAAAGTTGACCACATACTTGACGACAATAAATTAAAAATATTACTTGATTATGAACATGAAGTAAATCATAGATATAACAAATATCTAGATAATAATGTTTCAAATCACATAAGAAGTACTGCTGAAAGTTTATTCGATATATTCGATTCACCTACAATTGATGTATTAAAAAAAGTTCATGATGAAACAAATGAAGACCTTAACGCACTAGCAGATATTTGTAAATCTTTTGGTGCTGAAGTTGTTCGACCAAATCTTAGGTATGGTGTTGAAAGACAATTAGAACATCCAATGCAATGTCGTGATACAGTTGGAAAGATAGGTAATACTATTTTTGAAATAAATACAGCATCACACGATAGACGTATTGAAAATTTTAATCATCGAGAAGTTTTGTTAGATGAATTTAATGATGGTGCTAGATTTATTGCAATGCCACCTGTGATTACAGAGATAGCAGAGGATTGGAATAACTCTGTTGATGATATTGAATCAAGAAACACAACTGCAAATAAAACAATTAAAATTTATAATAAGGCTAGAGAATTTGTTGGCGATACTGCTGCATTCTATAAGTGTGGTAAACATATTTTTCATACACATGCCAAACCAGATGAACTGTTAGACATTAAAGAACATTCTAAAATTTGTATAACTGAAAATGGATTAGAGTGGTGGAAAAGAGAATTTCCTAAACATGAGTTTTTATCTTTAAATGCATATGGCCATGTTGATGGTAAGTTTGCTATTTTAAGACCTGGCTTGGTTATTACTTGGCATGAAAAGTATGTACCTCAAATTATGAAAGATAACAATTGGGATATTATTTTGATTGATGAATCAGCAAACTTTACTGGTAAGACAATTAAAGAACTATGCGAAGAAAGAGGATTAAAGAATAAATATCCTTTAGAACATTTACTTGGTGTTTCTCAAGAAACTAGATTCGATTGTAATGTATTATCTTTAGATGAAAATACAATTATAACCTCTGGGTATGATAAAAACTTAGCAGATAAACTAAAAAAATATAATATTGACATGATACCTTGGGTTAATCGCTGGAACGTCTTATGGTCTGGTGGTGCTCATTGTTGTTCAGTTGACTTAGAAAGAGACGGAGAACTTATTAATTATTTCTCTTGACTTTCACACTTAATTATGGTACAGTACAAATATGAAATTTTATACTAATGTTTCCCAATGGGGAAACAATCTACTATTACGTGAGGTTGTAGACGGCCAACGTATCAATAGAAAGGTTAAATACACACCTACTCTATATTCACCTGTTATGCGTGAAACTAAGTTTAAAACACTTGATGGTAAATATGTCACACCTATAAAACATTTATCTATTAAAGATTCAAAGGAATGGGTTGAACAGTATAAACAACAACCACATCTCATTTATGGTAATACACAATACCAATATTCTTTCTTATATGAAAACTATCGAAATCTTGAATGGTCACTAGATGATATTCTTATAGCAACTATTGATATCGAAGTTAAATGTGATAATGGATTTCCTAACCCACAAGACGCAAATGATGAATTGCTTTCTATTACTATAAAGAATCATGCAAATAAACAAATCTTTGTTTGGGGTGTTGGTGAATACAAAAGTACTAGACCTGATGTTGCATATGTAAAATGTGAAACTGAAAAAGAACTTATATTTGAATTTCTAAAATTCTGGCAACACAATCAACCTGATATTATTACTGGTTGGAATACTGAATTTTTTGATATACCTTATCTGTGTAATCGTATTAACAAACTCTTTGATGAACAACAGTTAAAAAGACTTTCACCATGGGGTTCAGTTCAAGCAAGAACTATTTACAAAATGGGTCGTAATCATCAGGTGTTTGATATTCAAGGTATTGCCGCACTTGATTACTATGACTTGTACAGAAAGTTTACTTACACAAATCAAGAATCATATCGTCTTGACCACATCGCTAATGTTGAACTAGGTGAAAATAAAGATGGTAATCCTTATGAAACATTTAGTGAATGGTATCAAAAAGATTTTCAATCGTTTATTGATTATAATATTATGGACGTGGAAATTGTTGATAAACTAGAAGACAAAATGAAACTTATTGAATTATGTTTAACCATGGCTTATGATGCAAAAGTTAATTACACAGATGTTTTAGGTTCGGTTAAGTATTGGGATATTCTTATTCACAATTATCTAATGGATAGGAATATTGTTATTCCACAAAAAACATATAGTGAAAAGTCAGACAAGTATGAGGGTGCATATGTAAAAGACCCACAAACAGGTATGCATAAATGGGTATTATCTTTTGATTTAAATTCATTATATCCACACTTAATTATGCAATATAACATTTCACCTGAAACTATGAAAAGTGAAAAGACTGTTCCTAATATGACAGTTGATAAACTCTTAGACAAAAAGATTGATACTTCTATTCTTAAAAATACAACGATGACACCAAATGGTGCTTTGTTTAGAACTGATAAAAAAGGTTTCTTACCAGAGATGATGCAAACAATGTATGATGATAGAGTTAAGTATAAAAAGTATATGCTTGAAGCAAAACAAAATCTTGTTAATACAAAAGACAAGAAGTATGAAAAACAAATTTCTACATTTAATAATATTCAAATGGCAAAAAAGATTTCTTTAAACTCGGCCTATGGTGCAATTGGTAACAATTGGTTTAGATATTATTCTAATACAATGGCTGAAGCAATTACTACTTCTGGTCAGTTGTCTATTCGTTGGATTGAAAAAAAGATTAATGAATATATGAATAGTATTCTTAAAACAGAAAAGGTTGACTATGTTCTTGCGTCTGATACTGATTCTGTTTATATTACATTTGATACATTAATAGAAAAAGTTAAACCTAAAAATCCTGTAGACTTTTTAAATACCATCGCAAAAGAAAAGATAGAACCTTTCATTGATAAATCATATCAAGAACTTGCTGATTATCTTCATGCATATGAAAATAAAATGCAAATGAAACGAGAAGTAATTGCTGATAAAGGTATTTGGACTGCAAAGAAAAGATATATCCTCAATGCATGGGATGTTGAAGGAGTACGTTACAAAGAACCAACTCTAAAGATTATGGGTATTGAAGCAGTTAAGTCATCAACACCAGCACCTTGTCGTGCAAAGATTAAAGAGGCATTAAAGATTATGATGTCTGGTGATGAAAAAGAATTAAATACATTTATACAAGACTTTCGTAAAAAGTTTCTTACACTTGCACCTGAAGAGATTGCATATCCTAGAAGTGTAAATGGTATAGGTAAATGGTCAGAGACACACACGTTATTTAAAAAAGGTGCTCCCATACATGTTAAGGGTGGTATTCTTTACAATCATTTAATTAAGAAAAACAATTTAGGAAATATTTTTCCTTATATCAACGAGGGTGATAAAATTAAATTCTTATACCTTAAACTTCCAAATATATATCAATCATCAGCCATTTCGTTTATTACAAAACTTCCTAAACAACTTGACTTTAAAGTTGATTATGAATTGCAGTTTGAAAAATCATTTATTGAACCATTAAACTTTATTATTGAAAAGATTCATTGGAATGTTGATAGAACTTATGGTACATCAGGTTCTTTAGAGGACTTCTTTTCGTAATGCTAAATAGTATTAGGAAAGAACAATCATCAGGTGCAATTGATAAACTTTCTTCTTTACGAAGTGTACAAATTAATCCTATTGATATATGCAATATCGAAGGTATAGTTCATGGTAAAGAGAGTTTTGATGTTTGGCAATAGAGATATAATTGAAAGTGTAATAGATGTAGGTAGTGGTTTCTTTTTAGCCATTATAATACAACTAACTGTGTTTCCATTGTTTGATATGCATCCTACTATTTTTGAGAATTTTCAAATTGCAATAATATTTACCATAGTGTCAATGACAAGGTCAGCATTATGGAGGAGATACTTTAGGAGGAAAAGATGATTAATAAATTATTAGAAAATATTATACAAAAGGAAAGAAATGAAAATAATGATATCGCTGTGTTGCTCTCTGGTGGTGTTGATAGTAATACTTGTTTATTTACATCGTACAAACTAGGTCTATCCGTTCATGGTTACTCTTTTCACATAGAAGGCAATCCTACATATGATTCACTAAAGGCACAAGAGGTTTGCGAAAAGTTTAATATTCCATTTACAAGTGTTGCAGTACCAATAGATAATTTGGTTGAAGACTTTAAAATGATGGCTTATGAAATGAATTGTAAAAAGAAAGTTCACTTTGAATGTACTTGGCCATTTCTATACATGTTTCCAAAGATAAAGGAAAAGGTTGTTATATCTGGCGTTGCCGCTGATGGTCATTATGGTTTAAGTAAAAAAGCAATGATACATTTCAAACACACAAAAGAAAAGTTTGATAAATTTAGAACTGATTACTTTAAAAATGATAATCCAGCTGGGGTGCGACAATTAGAACTATTGAGTAAAAAGTACGATAAAATCTTTATTGCCCCTTATTTAAATAAGGAAGTGTTTGATTATTTCATACAGTTTGATTGGGATGGTATCAATAAACCTTATGAAAAACACTTAATTAGACAACATTATCCTGAGTTTGATGAGTTAAAACTCAAGAAACACTTGAATTTACAATTAGTTGCAGATATACCAATTATTTTTGAAAAACTCCTTGACAATAGAGAGATAAACCCATATAATAGAAAAAGAATAATGGATGTATGTCGAGATTGGTCTAATATAGTTCAATCAAAAGGCACACTTGAAAGTTTTATATGAAATACAAACCCTACTTACTTAAAGACGTTTATGCTGGAGAAGCATTAGAAAAGTTTAGAGTAATCTCTACTTTCGCTGGAGGTGGAGGTTCGTCCACAGGTTACAGACTTGCAGGTGGAAAGATACTTGCAATCAATGAATTTGTCGAAGAGGCAAGAAATACTTACAGAGATAATTATCCTAACACACCTATACTTGATGGCGATATTAAAGAGTTATCAGGTAAAGACTTTCTAGAACTAACAAAACTAAAAGAGGGTGAATTAGAATTACTTGATGGTAGTCCACCTTGTTCTGCATTTAGTATGTGTGGTACTCTCGCAAGAGAAGGTACTGTTCATAGTGATGGCTTTGGTAAAACTAAAAATTATTCAGATGGCAAAACAATAACTAATATTGAGGATTTATTCTTTGAGTTTTTAAGAGTTGCTGAAGTCATTAGGCCAAAGACTATCATTGCAGAAAATGTTGAAGGTCTTACAGTTGGTGAAGCAAAACAATATTTTAATAAAATTCTAAATACATTTGAAGACATTGGATATCAAGTAGTTGCAAAAGTACATGACTGTTCTAAGTTTGGTGTTCCACAAAGAAGACGAAGAGTTTTTTTTATGGCAGTAAGAGATGATATTATGGATAAAGTAGGATTAAACTTTATGACTTTATCATCATTATTTCCACAAGAGAATAAAACAATTACTACTTTACAAGGTGCATTCGATGGTTTGGAATATGACCAAGAAGAACTTGATATGCTTACTACTAAGTGGAAAGACACAGCATACTATAAACAAACATGTACATTAATGCCAAGAAATCCTGAGAAGGTTATTACTGGTACAGACTATCATCCTAAAGGATGGCATTTTAATTTAAAGATTGCTTCAGAGTTTCAGCCGTCACCTACAATTACTGCAATGGGTGCTACAGAAAAAACTGCTGGAGTTTGTCATTGGAATGATGACAGAAAGTTTACATTGGGTGAACTGAAAAGAGTAACTTCATTACCAGATGATTTTAGACTAACAGGTAAGTGGGCTCAAAAGGCAGAACGATGTGGTAGAATGGTACCAAGTCTTATGATGGGTCGTCTTGCAACATCGATGTATGAGAAAGTATTGAGGAATATATAATGACAAACGATTTTACATTTGCACATAGAGAAGAAGGATTCGATAATCATATCGATAAATCAATTAGAGGATACAGAGACTTAATGAATGATGTTGTATCATTTTCAAGATACTTTGTTGAAGAAAGCAGTTTTGTTATGGACATTGGTTGTTCAACTGGTAAACTTACAAAAAGAATTATTGAAGAAAACTTTCCACATAAAAAAAATGTTTTCTATGAAGGTATCGAGTACGCAGAAGGTTTTAAAGAAGACCTTTCAAAAAGGTCAAAAGAAATTTTTGCCATGACTGGTAAAAGTGATTTTCCGGTAGTATCATTTCAAGAAAAAGATATTAGAGACCATTCATGGAGTAGAAACTATTCCTTTATAACATCTATTTTTACTTTACAGTTTATGCCAAAGAAAAACAGAGAAAAACTTATACGAGAAATATACAATAGTCTTAACCCAGGTGGTGCATTTGTATTCGCAGAAAAAGTTTATGCTGAAAATGCAAACTTACAAGACATGTTAACTTTTATGTACTATGACCATAAGAGAGAACACTTTGATGATAAAGATATTCTTGATAAAGAAAAAACATTAAGACATATGTTAAAACCAAACACTTGGCCTGAAATCAGTAGTTTCTTAACAGGTGCAGGGTTTAAAAATGTACAAGTCTTTTGGCGTAATCATAATTTTTTAGGTGCGATTGCAGTCAAATGAGTAACTTTAAATTTATTAAAGGAAGAAAGTCTGAAAAGGATTGCATTATGTTATTTAATGGTATTGCAGTTAAATTTGAAGACGTAGCAAAGATGTGTTTATTCTTTATGAAAAATGAAGATAACATCTATCCACCTGAAAAAGGATTTAAAGGTGCTGAACTTTTTAAACAATACATTAAAGAAGTTCTTGATACTAGAGACATACCAAATAATAGTATGTATGATATTAAAAAAAATAAACTAACCAAAATTACTAAGGAGGGTAAAATCTATGAGTAAAGATACTAACAATGATTTCCTAAAAGAGATTATTAAAACATCTGGCAACGAATATGCTAACTTGGCAGATGACGGAATTGATTCTGGTGATGTCGATAATTTTATTGACACAGGGTCTTATATATTAAATGGAATGTTAAGTGGTTCAATTTATGGTGGACTTCCTCAAAACAAAATTACAGCACTAGCAGGTGAATCTGCTACTGGTAAAACATATTTTCTTATGGGAATAGTTAAACATTTCTTAGACGCAAACCCAGAAGGTGGTGTTGTGTACTTTGAATCTGAATCAGCAATTACAAAGAAAATGATAACTGATAGAGGTATTGATGCATCAAGATTAGTTGTCTTACCTGTTGCAACTGTTCAAGAGTTTAGACATCAGGCAATTAAAGTTCTTGATAGATACACACAGCAAGACGTTGATGTAAAACGACCTATGTTTATGTGTCTTGATTCTTTAGGTATGTTATCAACTACAAAAGAAGTAGAAGATACTGCCGAAGGTAAAGAAACAAGAGATATGACAAGAGCTCAAGTTCTCAAGGCTGCATTTAGAATATTAACTTTAAAATTAGGAAAAGCAAAAGTTCCAATGGTTGTAACAAATCATACTTATGATGTTGTAGGTTCATATGTACCTATGAAAGAAATGGGTGGTGGAAGTGGACTAAAATATGCCGCAAGTAGTATTGTGTATCTTAGTAAGAAAAAGGAAAAAGACGGAACGGAAGTTGTTGGTAATATTATCAAAGCAAAGAATCAAAAGTCTAGATTAACAAAAGAAAATTCTCAATGTGAAGTTAGACTTACTTATTCTAAAGGACTTGATAAGTACTATGGTTTACTTGCACTTGCAGAAAAACATAATATATTCAAAAAAGTATCTACAAAGTTTGAGTTACCAGATGGCAGTAAAGTTTTCGGTAAGTCAATTAATGACAACCCAGAAAAATACTTTACAGATGAAATTATGAAACAACTAGATGAGGCTGCGGCCAAAGAATTTTTATATGGAGATAATAATGAGTGAACTTAAAAAAGGTGATTTAGTAACTGTGTTAACACCACACGGTGAATTTATTGGAAGACTAGAAAAGAATGATGAAACAGGTGTTCATCTCACTAGTCCTAAAATGATGGTAGGCACTGAAAAAGGAACAATGGGATTTGCAAGAGGAGTTTGTATGACTGCTGAAGAAAATCCTAAGTCAGTTTGTTTTCGTAGTGGTGGAGTAATATTAGTTACACCAAGTAACCCAAACATCACAAAAGCATATACGGAAGTTGTAAGTGGATTAGTAACTTAATGGACGAAAAAACTTTTAGTTATATAGAAACTGAAAAGTATAAAGACCAAACTTGTATTGGAATCAATACAGGTAAATATGCAGGTGTAGTTTACAAGTATGGCAAAGTTACACCTGTTGTTAAAAATGATTCCTTGACAATGGAATTTGAATATGATATTGTTGAGAATAACGCAATACCGAGAGACCAGTTCAATGATGAATTTTTTAAACTCATTGGCGACATATTAATGGAAGTGATTGATGAAAAATATAACATTAACGATACTACAAAATCTGATAACGAATGAGGATTATGCTAGAAAAGTTTTACCATTTATAAAAAAAGATTATTTTCAAGATAAAAATGAAAAAATAGTTTTTGAAGAAATTGTATCCTTTGCTACAAAATATTCTAAGTTTCCTACTAAGACTTCTTTAGAAGTTGAACTGAATAATCGAAAAGATATTTCAGAACAACAATATAAAGAGATTACAACTATTGTTGGTGATTTTACTAGCAATGAAGTTGATAACGAATGGTTAATTGATACTACAGAAAAATTCTGTAAAGACAAAGCAATCTACAATGCAATCGTTGAAGGTATTGGTATCATTGAAGGTCGAGATAAAAATAAGACACCTGATGTACTGCCTAGTTTATTAACAGATGCACTAGCAGTTTCATTTGACAATAGAGTTGGCCATGATTATATTGAAGACGCTAAGAATCGTTTTGACTATTATCATCGTATAGAAAAAAGAATACCTTTTGATTTAGATTACTTTAACAAAATTACAAAAGGTGGACTTCCACAAAAAACATTAAACATTGCACTTGCAGGTACAGGTGTAGGTAAATCTTTGTTTATGTGTCATATGGCTGCAAACTGTATTAGTCAAGGTCGTAATGTTTTATACATCACCTTAGAAATGGCAGAGGAAAGAATCGCAGAAAGAATAGATGCAAATCTTATGAATGTCAGTATAGACAATCTTCATGACTTACCTAAAAAGATGTATGAAGATAAGATTGAAGCAATTACTAATAAGAATGTTGGTCAACTTATCATTAAAGAATATCCAACTGCATCGGCACATACAAATCACTTTCGTGCATTAATACAAGAACTATCAATAAAGAAAAGTTTTAAACCAGACATTATCTTTGTAGACTATTTAAATATATGTGCTTCAAGTCGTTTTAAAGGTGGCTCAAATGTAAACTCTTACACAATCATTAAAGCAATCGCAGAGGAACTTAGAGGCCTTGCTGTAGAGTGTAATCTACCTATTGTATCTGCTACACAGACAACTAGAAGTGGTTTTGTGTCAACTGATATTGGACTTGAAGATACATCAGAATCTTTTGGATTGCCTGCGACAGCAGACTTTATGTTTGCTCTTATCTCGACAGAGGAAATGGATGAGTTAAATCAGATATCTGTAAAACAATTGAAAAACAGATATAATGACCCTACTGTAAATAAGAGATTTGTATTAGGAATTGACAGGTCTAAAATGAAACTGTATGACGTAGAACTTAACGCTCAAGATTTATCTGATAGTGGTCAAGATAATGAAATACCTGTATTTGATAAGTCAAATAGTGGAGGGAAATATGCGAAATTTCAAGGTATCAAAGTTTAAAAAAAGATACTATGTTGGTGTTGACGATTCTAATTTAAACTATCCTTTTGTTGCAATTGATAAGAAAACAGACAACATTATATGGAATTTTGAGTTTCAAGAGGACGCTGAATTATGGTGTCATAAACAAAATCACGAACCTACGTTCGGAACTGGCGAAATACCTAAAATGATGCGAATGTATAAAGCATAAATACTTTCAAGATTATATTATAATAAATGGGAGCTATTGATGTCTATTAGACAATATGTACAACAAGTCAGAAATACAAAACAATCTAAACATATTCTAGAAAAACTAGATATTGTTGAAGAGATTATTTCAGAGGAAGTACTTCCTAAAGGAGTATTTGCTGAATTACCTTATGAAAAATCTGAAAAACTAACAACTTCAATAAGAGATGTTTATATTGCTCGTTCTGGTGATAGAGAAAACGACAGAGACGAGATACTTCGAAACCTTAAACAACAAGGTATCAAATCTGCTTTAGGTACAAGTTCATCATCAGTCGACCCAATTGATGGCACAATTGGATTTAGAAAATTCCGTATTTTTGTCAAACCAAAATCAGGTGGTATGCAAGAAACAACTTTAAACTCAAGTATCACAGAGTTATTCCCATGTATTGCATTTGAAAAGAAATACAAACCTTCCAATCCAACAGACTTTCATAAATTTTTATTAGATGTAGATATTAAATCTTTAAACTGCGTTCATACAAAAGATGTTGTGGCTGCACAAGAAACTATAAACAAAGCAGATACATCATCTAAGTTTGATGAAAAAATGAAAAATGCAATTGGAATATTAGGATATTTAAATCAAGAAAACAAAAACAAAAAAATTAAAGATGTCTATTGGGGTTATAGGTCAAGTTCAAAACCACCCGGGGTGCCAGGCAATCATCCAGGTGACATGTTTATTGAATATTTTGATAAACAAATGTTAGGTGTCAGTTTAAAAGCAGGTGGAAAGAAAACATCTGAACCACAATTAAATACCTATGTTGGAAGAGTATTTGATGTATTTAAAGATAGAACTTATGGAAAATTAATTCAACAAGCACACAAAGAAGTTTACTCAAAGATACCAGGCATATCAGATGCAAAATCTTTTATACGAGATAAAAAAACAAAATTAATATTAAAAGATTTTGATAAAAAAAATAATGAAAAATACGAAGAGTATTATAATCAGTATCTAGAAATTATGAGAAAAGGATTAGTTAATTTATTTAATAAAAACAAACAAGGTTCGATTAACTATATTAAATCTGAAATTTTAAGAGATGCACCAGATGTTCCTACAATTGTTATTAAAGCAATTGATAGTAGTTATGAAGAAGTAACTGATAAAGATGCTATAGGTGTGTTCTTACCACAAGTTAAATTTATTAAAGCATATGCTGGAAAGTCAAAACAAAATTGGTTTATTGAGTTGACATCTGGCCCAGATTCACTTAAAATGAACATGACAGTAAGAACAAATAAATCAGGTCATGCTGGAATGAAAAAGTTAGGACAGTTTAGTCTTGCAGTTAAATACAACGGATTGGCAAAATGATGAAGTTTACAGATTTACAAGAAAACAAAGCAGGTAAGAATCTTCACCTAGAACATTTAGAAGATGAGATTATTAACTTTGGTGTTGATGGTGGAAGAGCTGCAATTAATTTCTTGCGTTCATTAAGAGATATGTTGGCAGGTAATAGTCGTTCATCTGTTAATATGACTGTTAAGTGGGATGGTGCTCCAGCTATCTTTGCAGGTATTGACCCAGAGGATGATAAGTTTTTTGTTGCAAAGAAATCAGTTTTCAATGTTAATCCAAAATTATATAAAACAAATGAAGAGATAGATGCCGATTTATCTGGCGAATTAAATGCAAAGTTTAAAGTTGCATTAAAAGAATTTTCAAAACTTGGTATTGAGAATGTACTTCAGGGTGACCTTATGTTTACAGATGATTTAGAAACAGATACAATCGATGGTGAAAAGTTTATTACATTTCAACCCAATACAATTGTTTATGCTGTACCTGTCGATTCTGATTTTGCAAAGACTATAAAAAAAGCAAAAGTTGGTATTGTCTGGCATACAACATACACAGGAAAAACTTTACAGGGTATGAAAGCTTCCTTTGGTGCTGACATTAGTAAGTTGACTAAAGTATCAAGCGTTTGGCAAGATGATGCGACATACAAAGATGTATCAGGTGAGGCAACAATGAATTCCAAAGAAACAGATGCCGTTACATCTTCACTATCATTAGTTGGAAAGACATTTCAAAAGATTAATGCCACTATGTTGAAGAAGTTTCTTAAATTACAAGAATCTATGACAGGTCAAATTGCAGGTGCATCATGGAAAACATATACAAATAGCAAAGTTCGTAGAGGACAAAAGATAACAAATCCTAATAAACACGCATCAGAATATGTTGGGTGGGTAGAAGATTCTATACAAAAACAGATAGATAAAGTCAAATCAGCTGCAGGTAAGAAGAAATATGAGAATATTCAGAAACAATATAGTATTGAAATGAAAAAACACGTTAAAAATCTAGTTGAACTGGTAAAGTATCAAAACTTCTTAATTGATGCAAAGATGCAAATCGTCAGGAAACTAAATAGTGTTAAACAATTAACAGATACGTTTATTCGAACAAATAATGGTTATAAAGTGGTAAACCCAGAGGGTTATGTTGCAATAGATAGAGTATCTGGTAATGCTGTAAAACTAGTTGATAGAATGGAATTTTCTTTCAATAACTTCACAGCAGTAAAGTCATGGGATAGATGAAAACATTTAAAGACTTAGTTTCGACAATCAAAGAACTACGAGTTATATCAGTCGCACAAAGAAGAAAGATTGGTAGAAGAATGGCTCGTCTAGCCAAAACATCAGCATTTAAAGCCAAAAAAGAAAGAGCAATGAAAAAGATTGCTTCGCCTATGAAACAACGTATCAAGGCAAATAAGATGGCAAAGAAAATTATCATTAACAAATTTTATAAGAACTATGACAATATGTCACCTATGCAACGAATGAAAGTTGACCAATTGATTAAAGCAAAATATGGAGCTACGATTGATAAGATTGCAAAGAGAAGTTTAATCAAAGTTAAAAAGGGCGAGATAGAAAAGGTTAAAAAGGCAAGGATGGCGAATAAAGATGATTAAAAAATTTAACGTATTTGAAGCACCAGGTAAGAGTGTTGTATTTGCATTTGGTAGATTTAATCCACCAACAACTGGTCATGAAAAATTAATAGACAAAACAAAACAAGTTGCAGGTTCTAATGATTATAGAATCTATCCGAGTTTTTCACAGAATCCAAACAAAGACCCTTTACCTCATGCATTAAAAATAGCATATATGAGAAAGATGTTTCCAAAACATAAAAAAAATATTATTGCTGACAAAAAGGCAATTACTGCTATTAATATTGCAGTTAAGTTATATGACCAAGGGTACACAGATTTAAAAATGGTTGCAGGTTCTGATAGAGTAAAAGAGTTTGAAACGTTACTAAAAAAATACAATGGAGTTAATGGTAAGAGACACGGTTATTATAAATTTGATAATATAGACGTAGTATCTGCTGGAGAAAGAGACCCAGACGCTGAAGGTGTTTCTGGTATGTCTGCTTCTAAAATGAGATATCATGCAAACAAAGGTGAGTACGATGATTTTGTTGATGGTCTTCCAACTTCATTTAAAGACGGAAAAAAATTATTTAGAGATTTAAGAAAATATATGGGAATTAGAGAACAGAAAGATATGGGTAGTATGAATGATTATGAGAGACTAAGAGACAATTATCTCACAGGTCAAATTTGGAACATTGGTGATTTAGTCGAAGCAAAAGGAATAGAAGGAAAAATTATTCAAAGAGGAACAAACTATATTACATTTAATGACAGAGACGGAAAAGTTCACAAAGCATGGTTGCATGAAGTAAAACAAGATAAAGATGTTAAAGATAAGGCAGGTACACAACCTGCGAAATACTTTGCAGGTGTTTCTAAAAAAAGTAAAGATGCTAGAGATGCTCACTTTAAAAAAGGTTCAAAAATGGATGATGATAATCCAGCTGCATATGCTCCAGCACCAGGTGATGCAAAAGGGAAAACTAAACCAAGTAAACATACTAAGAAATATAAACAAATGTTTGGTGAAGATATGCCACAAACTATGGACAAAGACTTACAAGAAAAAATTGAAGGTTTAGTAAAGAAAGCAGAAAAGTCAGGTATTTCTTACGGAATACTAAAACAAGTTTACAACAGAGGAATGGCTGCATGGAGAACTGGTCATAGACCTGGTACTACTCCACAACAATGGGCATTTGCAAGAGTTAATTCTTTTGTAACTAAATCTAAAGGAACATGGGGTGGAGCTGATAAAGATTTAGCTGCAAAAGCAAGAGGAACAAAAGAGGCTTACGATATAGGTAAACCTTATGCCGACCACACGAAAGAAATAACACCGGGCGAGAATAAAAAAACTACAAAAGAAGAAATTGAAAAATGGTATAAGAGTGAAACTGTTCAAGAAAAATATGAATTAAAATATGGAAATGAATGGTATATTAAGTTAACGGAAACATATAAAAAGTTACTTGAAAAAGTTAAACCAGTTGTTCATGAAAACTGTGGCACACCAGATTGTTGTATGCAATGTGATACTGCTGAAACAGTTGTAGTTAAACCTATTAAAGAGAAAAGAGATTCATTCGGACAATTCATACTTAAAAATGCATGGGGCGAAATAACCGAAGATGCAGAGTATCAAGGAAGAAAAGTTAAACTTAATAATCCTACAACAGGTGATAGAAAAAAATATAAAGTTTATGTAAAAAATGACAAAGGTAATGTCGTCAAAGTAGAGTTTGGTGACCCAAATATGTCTATTAAAAGAGATGACCCAAAAAGAAGAGCCTCATTTAGAGCAAGACATAACTGTGACCAAAAGACTGACAAAACAACAGCAGGTTATTGGTCTTGTAAATTTTGGAGTACGAAATCCGTAACGGACTTGATGAAGGGATAATATGGCTGAAACTTTAACAGATTTTATGTCTCTTGCAACTGATATTAAAATTGGTGAAGACGACCAAACTAAAATAGATTTCGAAACAGCAGATGAAATACATTTCTATGCGGCTAATGCCGAACAAGTTTTTGTTTCAGACGGAGTATTTGGCCCACAAACAGATAGTGATGTTGAAAGTGGATTTGAATCAGGCGCACAGGATGTATTTGGTGTTTCTATAGGATTTGTATTTGATGCAATGGAGCCAATTGGTGCTAATACGGATAATAACCTAGATTTAGGACAGTCAGGTAGTATCTAAGAACTTATAAATAGGTATATGGGGAAAAAATATGTCAAAATATAGTAAAACAGACACACAACTCTACAATGAGGTGTTAAATCCGAAGGATGGTGCTGGTGCATATGTTAAAGATTTTAGAAAATCTGATGCCCCACAGTTCAAAGGAAAAACTGAAAAGGAAAAAGATAAGATGGCAGTAGCTGCATATTTAGATGCAAAAGACAAGAATGAAAATTTTCAAATAGCTGCTAACGAAGAAAAGGTTAAAATTACAGATATGAAAGATGCAAGTGTTATGAAAACTATTTCACAAGCATTAAAAAAAGCGAAGGATGTTAAAGCAACAAAGATACCAGGTGGTATTGAGTTAGATGGTGATATTAAATCATTAACTACTGTTGTTGATATTCTCTTTAATAAAACAATTAAAGGGGGTAGTTTAGAAACACCTGCAAAAATAAGATTAAGTAAAGAAGAAATAGAAGAATCTATTTCAATCAAACCTTACAAAAATGCAAAAGACCCATCTAAGAAAGGTTTAGAAATTAATAAGTCTGGTGGTATGAGTGGAAGCATTTTTATTAAAGATAAAAAAGAATTAAAAGATTTAATGAAAAAACTTATACAAGCAAGTAAATTATCTGGTTTAAAAGAAGAATTAGAAGAACTGTTTGGTATTTCTTCAAATCCTAATCATAGAGTAAAAGTTATTGTTATGTTAGATAAAGAAAAAATTGAATATGAAAAAAGTGGTTCTAACGGACTTGTAATAAAAGGCGTTTCTAAAGATAAACAACAACCGTTACTTAATAGAATTAAAAAAGAAGTTGGTATGTTTAACACTTATGTAAAAGA